CGCTGATCGAGCGCGTATTCGGCCTGGCGCTGCGCGCGGGGGTGATTCCGCCCCCGCCCGAGTCCGCCGGCGGGATGGACGTGGACATCGAGTACCGCGGGCCAGTGGCGCGCACGCAGCGCATCGACGAAGCGGTAGCGACCGAACGCTGGATGACCGCGCTGTCCGGCTTGCAGAACATTACGCAATCTCCCGAGGCGCTGGATTGGGTCGATATTGACCGGGCGACGGTCATCCTCGCGGAGCGTTACGGCGTTCCGCCTGCCGCGGTGCGCGCCGAGGACGAGGTGAAGAAGCTCCGCACGGCTCGACAGGCGGAACAGGAGCGCCGTCGCGGGATCGAGGACGCTATGCTCAAACAGCAGATCGCGCGCGGGGAGCTGGAAAACGCGGAGATAGCCAATGAAGCCGTTTCGTAAACTGCACGACTCGAAGCACTACCAGGAACTCGTCCGCAAGGTGTTCGGCTCCCCGGAGGGGGAAGAGCTGCTGGACGCCTTGATCCGTCAGCACGTCTTTTCCGCCGGGCCGGCCAGCGATGGGGACCAGCAGTTCCGCGCTGGGCAGGCCGAGGTTATCTGCAACCTAGCCATGGTCTACTATAATGAGTGATACCGCTGAAAGTATTGATACCTCAGAGGGCGATTGGCGTTCATCGCTCGACCCCGATCTGCGCGACTCGCCCGCGCTCAAGGACTACCCGGACATCAACGCGCTGGTGAAATCCCACGTCAACGCGCAACAGATGCTCGGTAGTTCAATTCGCATTCCTTCGGAGGACGCTTCCGACGAGGCGCGGAAGGCGTTTTATGAGCGACTTGTCAAGGACCCGCGCGTCGTGGTGCTGCCGGAAGAAGGTGACGACTTGACGCCGATCCTTCGCCGTCTCGGCACGCCGGAAAAGCCCGAAGGGTACGAAGGCTGGAAGCCGCCCGAGGGGTTTCAGATCGATTCCGAGGCGCAGAAAACCTTCTACGAGCAGGCGCACCGCGCCGGGCTGACTAAGCAGCAGGCTCACGCCATGCAGGATTTCTGGTCCAAGGCCCAGGTCCAGCGCACGCAGTCGGTGGAAACGACGATGAAGAAGGGCGTCGAGCAGCTTCGCATGGAGTGGGGTCAGGCGTTCGACGACAAGGTGAAGGCCGCGCAGCGTGTCGTGAAATCGCTCGGCCCGGAGTTCGGAAAATTCCTCGCCAACACGCGCCTGGGCAACCACCCGGTACTCATCAAGGCGTTTGCCGAGGTTGCTTCGAGGGGCCTGGAACCGATGGACAGCGCCGTCGATCGCGCCGCGGTCGGCCGCCTTACGCCCGCCGAGGCGATGGCGACGGTCGAGGACATCCGCGGCAATCCCGCCCACCCCTATAACAATCCGGACAACCCCTCGCACGCGGCGGCGGTAAAGAAAGTGCGGGACCTTTACAAGCTGGCCTTCCCGGAGTAGCGTGTCTTACACGACACCCTAGGAGGTTATCATGTCAAATGAAGCGAAGCTGGACGAGTCCATCACCGTACGCATGACGCGCGCGCTCAAGGACGAATTGCAGGCATACGCCACCGGAGCCGGGCAAGGCGTGAGCTTCGCGATCCGCGCGGCGATCATCGCTGCCGATGTCTCTATCGTCGGGGAAGCCCCCGACCTGGTTGACAGCGGCTAAGGTCTTGGATTAAGAAGGGAATATCCGGGTAGCGGGTAGCGCCGTCCGGGGTACGTTGCTCGCCACCCCGGCGATAAGGGTAGGCAGGGTCCGCTTCGAGCGGGGAGCTCGGGCCGCAGAATCTAACCATTTTGCGTGTCTCGGGTTTCCCGAGTAGGAGCGAATCATGGCCTCAACCATCGACAAGGCATTTGTCCAGCAATTCCGGTCGAATGTCATCCACCTCGCGCAGCAGAAGATGTCCCGGCTGCGCGCCCACGTCATCACTGAAACCGTCAAGGCCGAGAAGCACAACTTCGAGCGCCTGGGCGCAACCGATGCAGTCGAAAAGACTACTCGGCACACCGTCACGCCGGTGCTGGATACCCCGCACTCACGGCGCGTTCTGACTCTCAAGGACTACCATTGGGCCGACCTGGTGGATGAAGAGGACAAGATCAGGATGCTGATTTCGCCCGAGTCGGAGTACGCTCGTGCCGGGGCAATGGCGATGGGCCGTGAATACGACGACCTGATCATCGCCGCCGCCAGCGCCGATGCGACGGACGGCGACGGCAACGCGGTTGCGCTGCCGGCCTCGCACACCATCGTGCACGGCTCCGCGGCTATGACCATCGACAAGATGCTCGAAGCCAAGGAGATTCTCGACAGCGAGGAAAATGATCCCGACGACCCGCGCGTGCTGGTCCTGGGGTCGCGTCAGTTGCGCGATCTGCTCAATACCACGGAGGTGACGAGCCAGGATTTCGCGGCAGTCAAGGCGCTGGTGCGAGGCGAGGTCGATTCCTTCCTCGGGTTTTCCATCGTTCGCTCGGAGCGCCTAGCGCTCGCTACCACGACTCGCACATGCCTGGCGTTCACCCGGTCGAGCATTGGCCTGGGCATCGGGCGTGACGTGGTGACGCGAATCGACCCGCGGCCCGACGTGTCGTATGCGACGCAAGTCTATCTCGCCTTCACAGCGAATGCGACGCGCATCCACGAAGAGGGGGTCGTGGAAATCGAGTGTACCGAAGCGTAACCACAACTCCCGGTGGTGCGTAAGCGCCACCGGGATTTTTCTTGGAGTGGAGCATGTCGCCCGTCAGCATCGTTAACGAAGCGTTTGCATACCTGGGCGAATCTCCTATTGTCAGCCTGGACGACGACACGAAAACCGCCGCCATGGCGAAAGGGCTTTACGCGACCGCCAAGGCGTCAGTTCTGCGAATGCACCGTTGGAGCTGCGCGGTCAAGCGCAAGAACCTCGCGGAGCTCACCACCACGCTCGACACGCCTTTTCCTTACGCCTACTCCCTGCCAAGCGATTATGTTCACCTGATCGACTTGTACACGAACGACATCAACGTCAAGTCGCTTTCCGTAGACGGGATAGATGTCGAACAGCGGTACTTGATCGAAAACGGTACGGTGCAGGCGTTCGACTCGCCGTTGCAAATGCGCTACGTGTTCGACGTGCCCGAGGCGCAGATGGACCCTTTGCTTGCCAGTACGCTCTCGGCGTACCTCGCCTGGCAGATGGCCTACGCGCTCACCGGCAGCGGGCAGCATGAAGTGCGTTGTTCGCAGCGTTTCGCCACGATGATCAACGAGGCCCGGACGGCGAATCAGATCGAGCTCCCCCGTAAGATTATCACTGCCACGCAGCTTGCCCGAGCGAGGCGCGGCTGATGGCCCGCGTCCAGCACGCGATCAACCATTTCACGGTTGGCGAAGTCTCGCCACGCCTGCTCGCGCGTGCGGACACGGAAGAATTCCGCAACGGTTGTGCGCTTCTGGAAAACTTCGTTGTGGACCCGCATGGTGGCGTGAGCCGCCGCGGGGGCTTTCATCATGTGAACCGCACGAAAGACGACGGCCTGGCGCGGCTTGTCCCTTTCATCTTTACACGCGAGCAGTCCTTCATGCTCGAATTCGGGGACGAGTACATCCGTTTCTACCGCGACAACGGCTACGTCCAGAACGTGCAGTTCGTGCACACCGACATCGGAGACGGCGCTACGACGATTTTTACCTACCCCTACGGCTGGCGCGGCTCGTTGACCGTCGCGCTCGATGGGGTGATCACGGGGGCCTACACGACGATTGATAACGACCTTAGCATCACCGTTACGTTCACCGCCGCGCCGGGCGATGGCGTGTTCATCACCATGTACCAGGCGGCGTTCGATACGGGGGATAACGTCCTCGAATCGCCGGAGTTCTTTTCAAGTGATGAGTGGATTTTGGGCACGGGCTGGTCGATCACCGGCAGCAATGCCGTGTACTCTGGAACCAGTTCGGGAACGATTACACAGATCACGAGTGGCCTGGAAGAAGAGGACTACTACCTGTACTTCTATGTTGAGTCCACAACTGGACTGGATAGCCTTATCATCACTCTTGGCGGGCTCATCGTTTTCAACGACCCATGGCCGGCTGGGCAAACTGGCTTTTATGCCTTGATGGCAGACTTGACGGGAAAGTCCAGCGATTCACTGGTTTTCTTGGCGAACAACGGCAGCATCGAAATCGACCGGGTTGGCTTGCATCGGATCGACGACCCCACCGAAGGCGTGGCCGAGTACCCTATTTTCG